CCTCTTTGCTTTGCATATTCTTTTACAGCATGACCATCTTCTAAGTCATCAACGGCACTTGCTGTATCAGGTATTTGCTCTGTAGTAAATTTTTGTAAGTTATAAACATAGTCAGTTTCAGTTTCTGTCTCTAATTCTTCTGCATATTTTAATAACTCTATTGTGACTTTATGTATGTCCTGTTGATTGGCACCAAGTATTGTTGCCAGATCTTTATACTTTTTACCCAATGTTGGATTAGGTTCCCAGCCAGTTGTATATCCACAATTAAAACAATTATAAGATATTTTTGCACCTGTTGTAATCAGTCCACCACGTTTTCTTTTATCTGAGCACATAGGACAATCCATAGTGTTCCAGCCACTAGGAGTTTTATTAGTTTTTATTGGAAGATTATCCAAAAGGAGACGATGCACCTTTTCCACTAAAAAGTCTATATCCATGCATTAATTATACACGATATAGTCGGAAAAGTCAATTAGTTTCTTAGTTGTACTAAAGAAATATTTCCTGCAGTAGGTTCGCTCATTACTCTAATATAATTTGCATTTACCTGGAATGTTTTGTGATATATAGTGGAGTTTGCTGTTAATGATACACTACTTTCTACATTAAACCAGTCAGTACTATTGTTAGCAGTATCAGGTGTATTTTCTACACAACTTGCTTGTATTGTAAAGGCTCCAGTATAAGCATCAGGATGTATTGCTATGCTATGTAAACAGGACGTAAAGTTTCTTGATTGATTACCTTTTAATGCTGATGTAACAAATACATTTCCTTCATCTCCATTATTAGTATTCGTAACCTGTATAAATGTACTAACATTTGCTGTTTGAGTATCTACAGGTGTTTGTTTAGTTTGATCTAATATTTGTATATCAAATTTAATGTTATTATTTTGATCTGCAAATACAGGAAGCTCTTGCCCTTCTGCTGTTTCTCTACTAATAAAAATCTGGTATAAACCTTCTGATAGTGTAGTTAAATCTCCTTCAGCCATAGCAAGTTTTACTTGTCCTACACTTCCTGTATGTTCTAAAACTCTAGTAAAAATTCTTTTACCTGTCAAAGGATGCATCAATGTACCTCTAAGTACATCGTTGCCTACATTTTGTAGTTTTCTGTCTTTATTTCGTATATTAAAGATTATCTCATTAGATAATCCTTTATGTGCTGTTAGTTTTTTATTATTCATAGGTCTGTTATCCACATAGAAACCGTCCGAGCCAATCACTAAATCGATTACCTCGTCGTATAAAAATAATTTGTGATCTCCGTAACTCATAAGTTTTAACTCTTTATATTGTAGTATTTATCATTATGGAACATAAATAACATTGTGGAGAAAGATAAACTAATAGAACAAGCAGAAGAGCGTTACCCATTCCTTACAGGCATTACTTATGCTGGTAATGAGTATGTAGGTATTGTTGTGAATCATGACAATGCAATATGTACTTTTTATGATATAAGTAAGATGCCTTCATTAGAAATTAAAAAGAAATTTTTAGACTTTGGTGACATGTGGTGGTGGGAAAGTAACAGACAACTGCCGATAGATATTTTTCTTAATCACGAAATGAAGGTATTTATTCCTTTCCTATCTACATTTGTAATGAAAGATGTAGAAGTTTTATTTGGACCAATGACGTCGTTACAAAATTTAATTACAAAAAGAATTAAAAGACGCGGTGTTCAACTAGTTCGTAAAACAGACTAACTACTCACAAATATTATTAAGTTGCACTATAATTGCTAATGCATACCCATAACTGTGGCTCTTTTTAAAGAAATAACTGTTATCATTAGGTTTAACCCAAACATCAGCCTCTATCTCTTCCCAAGTTTTACCTACTAAGTGCCTTTTACCCGGTCTTATTATTGCAAGTATCATTGCCAATTGTTCCAGGCTTGTGGGTAAATGTTGATTTACAATATCATAATGATTGCTGATATGAAATAATTTCTCAACAACTTCTTTATGTTCAAACAATTCCCACATAGGTTCTGTTGCTACAAGTTTATCAAGATGTGTCTCGTCAATTATGCCTTCATATACATGGTTGTTTAAAAAGTCTACTTTAAACCAACCATCTTGTTCTGCTTGTTTATGTTCTATTGTACTGTATCCTTGTAAAGGAAACTTAGGAACATTTTGAAAGTAGACACCAGTATTATGTTTGGTAAACTTACCATCCTTTTCAATACTTGCAGGCGTATGCTTGACTAACTTTAAAAAGTCATCTCTGTTCGCCATATCGATATCTACATCAAAATCAAACTTCATTTATTAACGAGCTCCATTTTTTTAATTTTTCTCTTTTAACTTTAATACGTTCATTTATTTGTTTTTCTGTAATTAAACCATTTTCTTTTAATAATTGAACCATACACATTAAGTCACCTATCTCATCTTGTAAATTTTCATAGTCAACTTGCTCGTTAAATCTCAGCATTTTACTACATGCTTGTGATACTTCAGCACATTCTTCCATTGTAATAACTAATAATTCTTCTCGTCTATTCATTATTCTTCCTTAACAAATATTCCGTCAACCATTTTGCCTTTGCGATCTTTTATATCCTCATACGCAACACCTAAACATTCTTCTAATGTAGTGCCTTCTCTTTCAGCAATGTTAATAAGAATAACTAAACAATCCCCGATGTCGTCTTTAACATCTTCTCCTTTACATACACTATCTGAAAGCTCTCCAACTTCTTGTATAAGTTTAAGTACTTGATCTTTACTTGTTGCTCCATCAATTAGGTTCCTGTCATGGTGCCATTGTGACGTCTTTTCAATTAACTCTTTCATATTCCTGCTACCTCGCATGTTGTTTTAATTTCTTGTACTTCTTCTCTATTATGTCCAAACTGCTTCATCCAAAATGTTGTATCTATAATGTGCTGTATCATTTTTACCTGCTCATCATTAAATCTAGTAAGTAGCTCTCCGCCTGTCTCACTTAAATATAACACCCAGGGACTTACTTTAGCACTTCTGATATCATGTACTGCTCTAGCAGGAGTTACTATTTTAAAATAATCTTGCCAATCATTGTCTGACTCTTCTGCCCACTTGTTTAGATATATTATAGTACGCTCTAGTGCTTTTAGGCCAGGTTCCTTTCTTACATAAGTTAGCAAAAACTCATCATACATTTTGTCTTTGCTCCAATCTGCAAGTTTCTTACCTTCTTTAATTAACCATTCTGCAAATTTCTCTGGAGACATATATTCGTTTACAATACAACTTCTACCAAACTTCGTAAATCCTTCATAGTATTGGCTCTTTATAAAGTCTTCCATACTTTTAGGTTTACTTACCTGTGTGTTAAGCTCATAAAACATTTGGAATACCCTATAACCAAGTCTTATATGTGTTAAATCTTTATCAGCCCATCGTCTTTTCTTTACACACATATGAGCACTAAGAGTTCTTTCACTCATAAAACTTTTTTCACACCATTTACAAGTGTTACTTTCCAAAGATGTCTTTGATGATTTTGTCATCGTATCCGTGTGCTTTTGCTAATTCTTTTAATTCTTCTTTACTATTAATATCTATAAGGTTGTTTATATCTTCTGACTTCATATGCGGAAATGTTTCATATATAAAATCAAATACTTTACTTTTTTTCTTCCTGCTGTTAGGCGGTTTTACATAAGGATGAAACTGTATAGAGCCTACACCACATGTACTTAAAAGCAACCATTGTAGTTCTGGATGTTTACTAACTTCCATAAACTGATAGTTTACACATTCATTTGTCATAAAAATATAATCTGCGGCATGTTTACCTTGTACACTACTGCAATATCGCATCATCATCCAGGCACTAAAAGCCTTTTTACCTTCATGTGATAAGTTATTATAAAAGTTTCTATCCTTTTTGTCAATCGCCGCCATTATATCTTTTAATGGTATTTGTGGTTTTTTAGCCATTACTCGCCTTCAAATTCAATTAATGATTCAACATTAAATCCTGTTTTCTTTATTATAGCACTTCCACCTAAATCGGGCAAGTCTATTACAGCCAAAACTAGTATATTTTCTTTAGGTACTTTCCAGCATTGTGCTATTAAACTTGCTAGTGCCTTTGCTGTTCCGCCTGTAGCAATTAAATCGTCTACAATAACAATTTTATCATTAGATTTGATATCTGAGTTTCGTTGTATGTGTAATTCTGCTTCTCCATACTCTAATTTATAATTTCGCTGATAAGTTTTATTAGGTAACTTGCCAGGCTTTCTTGCTAATATTAAAGGCAATTCCATATCTCTTGCTATGGGAGATCCAAATATAAACCCTCTGCTTTCTATTGCAACAATTTTAGTAGCATTAAAGGACATACAAGTACTACTTAAACTTATTAATGCTTTGTTGAACGCTTCTGGGCGTTCTAACATGCTTGTGATGTCCCTAAACTGTATTCCTTCTATAGGAAAGTCTGGTACTGTTCTTATAGTATCTTTTAAATCCATAAATCTTTTTGCTCCCAAGGTAAATCTTCTTTACCAAAATGTCCGTAATTAGTTGTCCTAGTTAAATCCAAACTAAATAAATCAAATTTATCTATAATACCTTTAGGTGTTAAGTCTACTTTACTTATAATATCTTCTGTAATATCTTGTCTTACTACACCGTCAGCATATACATAAACACTAGTTGGCTCTTTTACACCAATTGCATAACTTAATTGTATAGTACAATTTTCTGCTTTGCCACTAGCAACTACATTCTTTGCTAAGTATCTTGCCATATAGGCGGCACTTCTATCTACTTTGGTGCAATCTTTACCACTAAATGCTCCGCCACCGTGTGGTGCATAACCGCCATAAGTGTCCACAATAATTTTTCTGCCTGTAAGACCACTATCTCCATCAGGTCCACCAATTACAAATCTACCTGTAGGATTAATATGCCAAACTGTTTTAAGTAGGTTTACTTTGTCTTTTACAACAGGCAGTATAATATCCATTACACGTTCTCTAACGTCTTCTATGCTTAGTTCGTGACTATGTTGAGTACTACATACCACCGTTTTTATTTCTATAGGCTTACCAACACTATCATAACTAAATGTAACTTGTGATTTACTATCTGGTCCTAACCAATCAGCACCATTTTGCCTTGCTGTCTGTAATGCTTTAAGTATTTCATGACTATAGTAAATTGCACTAGGCATATAATTAGGTGTTTCATCACAAGCATAACCAAACATAATGCCTTGATCTCCTGCACCAAAGTCATCAGTACCCATAGCAATATCTGGGGATTGTCCATGTAGTTCGTTGTATATTTTTAGATGATCCCAATGAAATCCGTCTTGCTCATAGCCTAAATCTTTTACTATTGTCCTTACAATATTATCGATTTCCTTTTTATCAAACTTATCACTTTTATATTCTCCAGCAAGTGTAACCATATTTGTAGTAACCAAAGTTTCTACAGCCGCTCTGTGATTATCTTTTCCGTCTAATAAGTATGTTGCAACAGCATCTGATATTTTATCTGCTATTTTATCTGGGTGCCCACTACTAACACTTTCACTTGTAAATTCGTACATATTTTGTTTTCCTTATCTTAATTTGTTTTCCATTATGTCTTCCCATGTAGAATATTCAATTCGATCAAATGATCCCTCAGGGAAAGCAGGAGGTACCCATTGCACCGTCCTTTCTCTTTTATACACTTTTTGTAACCATACTCTGTTTCCAGATATTAATGTTACAGGTCTCCAAGCAAACCATTTAATCCAAGGTGTGTAATCTGCCTCGGTAGGATCTTTCAAATGCGGATACCTTGTATAAGCAGGATGGTTATAATTCTCCATCCTTTCTCATCTGTTCTCTAATTTTAGTTGCACTAATTTCTTGTGTTGCTTCATCTAAAACTTCTTCTTCAATTTTATAACCAACACCTCTACCATATGTAATATTCATAATGTTTGGTACAGGGTAACATCTAAACTTGCCTGCATATTCGGCCAATGCCATTTCAATGTTCTCACATATCTTATCCACTTGCCAAGGATTGTCATCTGTTAAAGGCATATCTCTAACAAGTAATGCAACTTGTCCATGTTTTGCTAATGCTCTTTCAAATAATTTTTGATGTCCTTCGTGCCATGGTTGAAATCTTCCTAACATTTGTGTGGTTGGTTGCTTAGGTTGGAATTCATGATCTTTAATATCAACAGCAATTAGTCTTGCCCATTCCTCAATCTTTTCTTCTGTCCACCAATCTTCTGCTGTTACAATAGCATTTATTTTTACACTATCTATTGTAGGCTTTTCAAACATTTTATTTGTGTCTTCAAATCTGCCTTCTTCAATAGTATTCATCCAGATTACATACTCTGGAACATGTTGTTCACGAAGTTCATTTGTAGGGCAAACAAAATCTGCTACCCCATATTGGCCTTTTGCAACACTTTTACGAACGTAATCTCGCATACGCAATGCTTGTCTTTCTCTGCCTTCAGGAGAAAAATCCCAATCGTCAAATGTTTCTCTTATTTTATCAGCATTATGCCAATCTGCATTGCCTAATATCTCTACTAGTTTCTCTGCAAGAGTTGATTTACCTGACCCTGGTAGGCCAAAAATTAATATCCTTTTCATCTATTCTCCTTTTCATATTCCACATTGTCGTCGTATTCAGCCCAGTAGTCTTTCATTGTGTCAGATCCCTCTGCATATTCATCAGAAGCATCATGCCACTTCGTATTTAACCAGCCAACTTCTGCATCATAACTTTTACCGGTGGTATCATTATAATCGTAATCACAGTCTAATTCTACTTTATCATAGTAAACAGAATCTACAAATTCTGCCAAATTTGTTTCTACAACACCATAGCCTAATTTAAATTCATCAAACGGTTCGTCTGTATCTACGAACCAAGCACCAAAGCCACCTTTTTCTGAACTATGAAATGCTAAAACAGGTACATACTTGTTGCCTTTTTCGTCTTCTTCGTTAATAACTTCTGGCTCTTCATTACCAAAATATCCGCCTTCTCTTCCATATACAAAAATTGCTTCTCCGTCATATGTTTCTTTTTCATAGTCCCAATCATCTGAACCATCTGCTGGTACTTCATATACAGAAAATCCACCATCAGCATAAGCACTATTAATGTGTTCAAATTCATCATTTTCCCACATGTAAAAATCTTCACCAGGTATTGCAGGATGTGGTATTCCCTCTGGATCTAATAATGCATCTGACTCTGCTTCATCGCTTGGGTCCCAATCCTCAGAGTCTAATACAGCATCAACAAGCTCGTCTCGTTTATCTGCATAGTAACTAGCAAAAGCAGGATTAACTTCTCCTAAAACAAGTTCTCCTCCATATCTGCCGCCTTCTATTCTATATCTATATTTTGCCATTTTACCAACCTCCGTCAATTGTTTCCATTACTTCATTCATATGACCTAACAGTTGTGTGATAGGTTCATCATAGTCGCCGATCTCATAGTCGACGTCATCTTGTTCTTTGAACATAGCCTTGACTTGATCACCGTATTGGATAACCATTTCAAGTTGTTCTTTCATTTCATCTGATATTGCCATTATGCCTCCTTGCTTGGATTCCACATAACCAAGTTTTTAGTTTTCAGTCTGTTGGCAACAATAGTATATCTATTTTGCTCTTCTTTCCATTCTTTTAACCATTTATGACCATCTCTTTCTGCATCAATAAAGATTGAGTTAGTAAATGCTAATGGTAATAGTATAGCAATGTGAATAACAATGCTAACAACTGTGTTGTATCCAAAGAAACCTAAGTAGTTTGCCGCTAAAAATCCAAAGAACACACTCCATACAGTAAACAGCACTAACATAAAGTAAGTCTGCAAACTAGGATCTGGAATATACTTCAGCGGATTGTATCTCACATCCATTACACGTCTCCAACCACTTACAAGACTCATTACAGTTCTTCTAAATAGACTTGGTTTTTTCATTATTGGTTTTATTTTACTCATTTTTTCTCCTATTTTAAGTGGTTCCTAACGAACTCTTTTATAACATGTCCACCTACTGATGCCCATGTTACTACAATTAAACTCCAAATTAACAGTTCTAGCATTACACTAGATCAGCAATTTGTATATCTTTTACTTTGTTTGCTTCTTTTACAAAGTAAGCACATTTTGGATTAGGTCCATCTTCTAATGGAACTGCCAACATATGACCATTTTTTAATTTAGGAAAGTACCATTTAACATCCTGATAAACATTTGTAATTCCTATTTCTTCACTTGCTGGTATTCTAGTTGTCATTGGATTCATAACCAATACTCTAAACCCTCTGTTGTTTAAACTTGCTAGTGGTAATACTTCTATACCGTCTAAATCCTCATCACACAACAATATACTCCAGTCCATAGGCATTTGTACGTTATACTGACCTATTTGTAAACATATTGCAGGAGCATGAAAACTCTCTAAAAATATTAAAGGCAAGAAGAAAAAATCTACATACTCTGGATCTCCTCCATCTAAGACACAATATCTTATATCCTCTATTTCATCTGGTACACAATCTATATCGTATGTGTCATTTTCTACTGTTAGTATCTTCATATTTTTTCCTTATTTTTTGTAATCAACCTTTGTCACATGAAACCTGAACC